AAAGCTTTCAATAGTTTTGATGGTATTTTCGTCTGCATTATTAGTTGCAATTATAGCGTCATCACATAGACGCTTAAACTCATTTAGTGATTTTTCTAGGTATTTTTCGTGTGGACCGCAAACTTGAATTCCTACTATTTTCATATATATATCTTAATTGTGCTTGTCTTGCATCAAACTCTAACTTTTGATAAAACTTGTCATCAAACGTACTTCTTATTAAAAACCATAGTGATATATACCATTTACCTTTGTTTTGTTTAATGTGATGTAATTCGTGGGCTATTATATCTGGTCTTAGAGCTTCTGGACTACCATATATATTATTACCCCATGTCATAGCAACAGTTCCCCATTCTCTACATGTTATAAACCACCACCACGGCTTTTTAGTTATGAAGTTCGGTTTCATTTATCCATTTCAATAAGGCATTATCCTTATCGTTATTAGCATTAAGTGCATCAATTTCAACCTCATTTGGTTTTTCTTCTGCTTTCTTAAAAGCTAGGAATACTTCACGCTCCCATACTCGTGTTTGTATTTCTTCTGCCCACTTTTTTAAATATTCTTGTTTAGTCATGTAATTTATCTAAGCCTAATTCTCTTGCTTGTTTCTTATTTGGCAACCGACCTTCTTTTATTGCCTTTTTAATTTCTCTTGCTACCCAGTCATCACGTTGTTTAGCTACTTTTGGATTTTCTACTATCTTTTTCTTATCAAATATACCTGTATCTAGTAAATGTTTAGCTTTTTCTCGCATTTCTTGACTCAATGTTTCATCTTCAACAGCTTTCTCAAATACTAACTTCATTTCTGGTGTCTTTGCTGTCTCAATAAGTGTATTATCTCTTAAAAGTTGTGGCACACTTTCATTGATACGTCTTAACTCTTTAGATATTGATTCTCTTGTAAACATTATATTGCGTCTCCCATTTTATCTACATTACGAGGGACTATTATTTTTCCACGACATGCTTCTAATTCTTCTTTGAAACCTTGTCTAAGACGTTCTTGTGCTGCTTTAATGTCGGTTTGTCCTAATTCTTTAGCTTCCATAATAGCTTTGTTGTAAATTTCTCCACTACCAACACCAATTAGTTTAAATTCATGTTTTTTAGAACCTAGTACTTGTGGTCTACGAGCATATAAACCCCATGCTTCATGTTCTTCCACGGCTATAACTTCTCCATCTGAACGCTCAAAAAAGAAAACTTGATTTGCTAATAAGTTTTTATTAGATACTCCCGCTATAAGTGGTTTCTCTGGGATAGATGCGTAATTCATACATAAATTATATAACAGTATTAAAAACAATGCAACAAAAAATCCCCATTTCTGGGGATAATTTGTGTACGAAACTATGAACCGATGAATGTACTTGAGCCGTTTAGTAATACAGCTGCTGGTTCACGAAGAACTGCAACACCATATACTATATCAACAACTGCAAGGTAACCAATGTTACGATTTTCATGAGTTACAGTAGCACGAATCTTACCTGCACCCATTGTCTGAACAGCAAAACCGAAAGCACTCTTGTGAAGAAGAAGGTTGCGGTATGTTTGAAGTCCTGAAACAATGTTTGTAGTAGTGAATACTGGCACACCATATAGGTAACCTTTTTGGTTAAGGATGTAACCATCTTGTGAGAAGTTACCTGTACGAACTGGACCACCTACAGTTGTAGGACCAACAGAATTTTGCTGGTAGTACTTTGTAACTGCGTGTAGTTGTTCCCAGTAGATGTATGGGTGGAAGAAGAAAGCACATTCTGAAAGTTTGTACTTACCGTTTTCCATAGCATACAAACCTTGACGGATTTCAGCGTCTGAAAGAACAGTTGCTGTGTCTCCGATAGCGTTTGTAGTGATACTTGACCATAGAGCTGCAATATCTTGTTCAAGAGCTTCTGCAAGAAGTCCTTTAGCTTGATTTGCGTATTCTGCTGCTACGTCATACTTACTAGCAATTTGAACCATATCTTTATCACCAATAATCCAAGAAACATACTTGTGAGTATTGATTGTAAGAGTAGTATCAACTTGTGCTGGTGAAGCTGTTGTAATTTCTGCACCTTGTGTTGACTGTGTTGAAACTGTCAATGAGTTAGTGTAGAGGTTAGGCACGTGGAAAATATCAGACCCTGCTGTAGCAAACATAGACAAATCTGTACAGAAGTTCGCTAGAACTGTGTCATCAAAAGTCTTGTTGTTTACGATAGGTGTCCAAGTTTCCGAAATGAATGCAGCTAAATCAGACGCTGTGAAAGGGTCAGTTGTAACTGCGAAATTGAACTTAAATTTAAACATATTATTAATGTTCAAGGGTACTTTACTTATTGAATGCTCGTTTAGATGCTGCTTCCTCAAAAGCTTTGCGTCTCTCGTCTTCAGTCATTTCTTTAAAGTCTTTACCTTGAAAGATTGGAGAACGTGATGTTGAACTTGGTGTATTAGCTTCAACTCGTTTACTAGCTCTAAATCCTTCTAGTCCACTCTTAATGAATGGGTTTTCTAAAACTTCTTTAGTTGGCTTACCTCCAGCAAATTTAAAAATAAAATCTGTTTCTTCTGGTGATAGTCCATTTTCGTATCCGAATTGTCGCTTGTTTTCAATCAGTTCAAGATTTTTGACTGATTTAACCAATTCCTCGTCTGGTTCTCTGGTTGTTAAGGGCTTATTTTTTGTAGCTTCGTAAGCCATAGCTTTACGTTGCAAAGACTTAAGCTTAGCCTTATCTATTGTTATGAGGTTAGATTCCTCCTCTTGTTCTACTACTGGCACTGATGTTTGTTCTTCCTGCTCTACAACATCTACTTGAGCATCTAATTCATTTTCATTATCCATAAAATGATAAGTGGTTAAACGTTTTGGTGGGAACGATACCCTTTATAAAACTTTTTTGATGGGAAAGATAACCCATAAGACTAGCACTTTCCTGAACCTCCACACATAGGGCATGTTCTACCTCCTTTTTTTGTTGCCATATTATCTATATTCGTCATTATTTGGTGGGTCAACTTCTCCACTCAATACTAATAATTTATCTAATAAAGCTTCTCTCCAAATTGTAAGTGCATCAATTCTCACATCAGCTGATACTCCTTTTAAATTTCTTATATCTGCATATTCTGTTTCTATTGCTTTTAAGTATCTAACTAAATCCTTTCCAGTATTGGATTGTGCAAGTATTGTTATAAATTTTTCTTGTTCGTCTTTATTCATTACATTGTTTGTTGCTCTTGTGGAGCATTTTGATTAGCTAACTGATTCATTCCATTAGATTGTGGCATCTGTGGAGCTTGTTGTGGTGGAACTTGCTGTGGTGTAGGTAGTGAGCCAAGTATAGCTTCTAAGTTTTCTCCTGTGTAACTCATAATCTTATCAAGTAGTTGGTCTGCTCGTGGGTCTCCTTTAGCTGCTAAACCTTGATATAGAGTTGTTAGACTTTGTATTTTAGCGTTTATATCAATTTCTTCTCCTGTTACTGTTAGTTCTATGTGGTGTTTTACATCGTCATAGAAGTTGTCTGGAATTGTTATAAACAAGTGAGACTTAGCTTTAATTTCATCTTCAATGAGGGTCTTTACTACTTCAAAATTAGGTAAATCTGTACCATCTGTCATTGCCCAGTCAAAGATTCTCTTATTAAATAGGTTAGTAGCAATCATTTTCTTTAGTCCTGTTATACCTGATTCATTACCAAAGATAGTTAAGACGTGTTCTTTACTATTTTCCTTTTTAAATATCTCAAATACTTGTTCAACAATTAGGCGTTTTAAGAATAGTCCAAGCTTCTGTTTCTTTAACTTAAAGTGTGAGTTTACAGCATTTGATAGCATAACTCCCATACGGAATGGTGTACCACTTGGTAGAGCTTCTCCTGTTGCTACTTCATAAGTAAATGATTTCTGGTCTGAATTACTCTCCCACATTTGCTCTGCACTCTGGAACTCTCCTAATTGTCTTGATGCCATATCTACCTGTGTAATGTTTCCATTAGGCATGATACGCAATACATCTCCATCTTTAACATCTCGTATAAGATTCTTAGCTATTGTGTCATCTGGTGATTGGAATATCTTTTTAGATGACCACTGTAATGCACGCTTTCTAAGGTTAGCTAACATATTGCGTGATATTTGGTTCTCAAATTGGTTTTCTACTTCACCAATACCAAGCCATCTACCCTCTTGTTTCTTCCAGTGTACTTCTTCAAAAGGTAATTCACTTATCTTTTCTATAAATAGAACATTACCTGTGTATTCTCCTGGTTTAGCATTTTCTCTTTGCTTACAAGTTGTTACAACGATACATTTTATTGTTTCATCATCATCTACTTCACCACTTATACCTTTTAGTTTATTGTAAAATGATAGTGGTACTTCTCCATAACGTTCATATACAGTTTCAGTTTGTCCAAAATCTAAATCAACTCCTGATAAATCCCAGTTAGGATACTTCTTCATCTCTTGCTTAGTCATCTTCTCATGTATTTGTATTACATGGCTTGAACTTTCAAGGTCTTTGGCATCTTGTTGAACAATTAAGTATTTAAGTGGTACTCTCTCTAGTATTTTTCCAACTCTCTTAACTACAATAGTTCCGTATTTAGGAAAGTTTTCTACTAAATCATTAATAAACTCTCCAAAATAATTACGTCTTGCCCAATCTCTAAACTCTTTCTGTATAAACCAAGCTCCCCACTTAGAATCACTATCATCTGGAATGAATACGAAGTCTTTAGTGTCTAAGTCAATCATCTTACTAGCTACATCAGCACGAAAAGCACAAATATTCAAGAATAATTTGCGTTGTCCTTCACTATCCAATAACCCAGTTTCAAACTTTGAGTTGTAATATAAGTCTATTAAGTTAAGAGTTTCAGATTGATTGAAATAATAACCACGTTGGTCTTTATTTAAATATCTACCAGTGTCTTTTTGAGTTGATGCTATTAAAATTTTATCTTCTTTGAAAGACTGGATTTCTTTACCAATCTGTCCAAATATATCAAAGTGGGTCATTCAATTTTTAAACTACTACTTCTAATAGTTTAATTATACCATGCCCCTATTAGCGTCAATTATAGTCTGTATTTGATTGCTTTTCTTCTATTGTTCTATTTAAAAATCGTATTGAACCTGGTAAAGGTAGTGGATTCTCTGGTAGATTCCATACTGCAAGGGCTAAACTCATAACACAGTCATCGTGTAACCCCTCTGGAACAACTAATTTAGTCTTGCCACCTTCTCCTTTTAGTTCCCAGTGGAACGATAATAACTCATCTTTTAAAGTTTGATTGTCTGGTATTCGTATCTTTGTCTGCTCAATCTTAATAGCAAGGTTATTTAATAAGTCTTTTCTTGATTGTTCTGTGAACTTAAAGCCCTCTATTCTTAACCCTGCACGAGCTAAGTCTTCATAGATAGGGTCTCCAACTCCAGAACTTAAAGCCCTCTATTCTTAACCCTGCACGAGCTAAGTCTTCATAGATAGGGTCTCCAACTCCAGTACTATCAATATAAATTAATGGTCTGTTGTATTTATGATATGTTGCTTCAATCTTTGACTTTTGTAAGTTCCAATCTAACTGATTAAAGCGTTCTTGTTTTAAGACTTCAAATGTATTTAGGTCTATAAGTGTGATAACTGTGTAGTCTTGATACTTTGCAAGGTCCACACCCATCTGATATTTATGATTTGGTATAACTTTATCGTTTTCTTCAATTAGTATTTGGTCTATTCGTTTAAAGAATGAGCCAGCACCCTCAATAAACTTACAATAATATTCTTGTTCAAATAGGTCTTGTGGATTATTACGTTTTTCTTCTTCTAACGCTTCTCCAGTTAGGACCTTTGTATCATCTACTGTTAGAGTTTGTACGAACCATTTATTATTATCTTTTACTTGTTGTAATAGTGTCCAAGCGTGATTCATTCCACGAGGTGTAAAATTAAATATTGCCCATCCTCCATTTACTGCAAGAATAGGTGATACGAATTTCCAAGCTTCTGGGTCTGTAATTGAATATTCAGAGAATACTACACCTATTGGGTTAGTACCAACACCTGACTTCTTAAATTCATCGGCTGCTATGAGCTGTATAACGCTTCCATTTCTTAGTTCTATCTTTAATTCAGTAGCATTTGTTGATTTTACAAGTTCTTTTGGGATATGGTCTAGCATTTTAAATCCCTCATTGTCTATGTTATCCCATATAACCTTCTTTGCTTGTGAGTATGTAGGTAGAAAATAGAAATATGTGCCTACTTTCTCAAATGCTTTCTTAACCATAAAGTTAAAGCAGGTTTTATCCTTCCCACTTCTACGATTCCATACTATTAAAGCCCTAGTCTTCCCTGAATCTAAGGCTTGTAATAATGGTAATTGGTATTCTCTAGGTGAAAACTTATGTGGTAGGGTTATTTCCATAAGATATTACGTTTATAGTTAAATCTCCAGATAACTTTGTTTCATTATCTTGTTTAGGGTTTCCTTCTGCCATTTTCCAAGCATCTATTCCCTGTATCTTATTATCAATAATCCATTGTTCCTTTTCTTCATCACTCATAGCTTGGAATTTCCTTGATAGATAATCTTTAAGTGTTCCCTTTGGTCTTCCACTTGGATTACCTGATACTCCTGGCATAAAACCCTTACCAGTAATACCTCCTAACTTATATTCGTTGTTTTGTTCGTTGTTAGCAACTTCCATTTAAGTATTATACCACATCTTTTTCATCTGTACCACTCTTATTAGTATTTTGGTCTATCTCTGGTGTTCCACTAATGCTCTCTGGTATTACTGGTTCTTGAAATCTATTAGCTAATTCTTTCTCTAATATTTCTATATTAGATGATTGTTTGTTGCGTTCTACATTGCAGTCATATACTAGGGCTTTTAGTTCTGTAATCGATAAATCTTTTAGTTGTTTCATGCTTATATTATACTCCTATTCTAATAATTTGTCTACTCCCATATATCTAATTACTTTGAGATGAGG